TGGCGGTCACGAGCGCCAGTTGCTTCCGTTACGACGCTCCCACTCCTGAATCGCCTTGACGATCTGACGGCCCGCTTCGGCAGGGTCTCCGTAGGCGTGGACGTTGATGTTGTAGACCGCGCCCTTCCCGGCCATCGCCTGCGTCTGCCCGTTCGACACGATCGTGCCGGACTCGGACGGGACGAACAGTTCCGGTCCACGCTCACCGACGAGGTACGGACGACCGCCAGCGACAGGACCGCCACGAGCGAGCATCCGCATCGGACCGCTCCCGCCAGCGAACCGCCTCGCGGCGTTCGCCAACTCGGGTGTCGGTCGAGGCGTCGGGCGAACCGGGTAACGCACGCCGATCGGAAGCACCGGTGCGGGCGCGGGTGCTGGGGCAGGAGTCGAAGTCGGGGTCGTGACTCGATCTGGTGCGGACGCCGGACGCGACACCTGCGCGGGAGCCGGAGCAGGCGGAGGTGCCGGGACGTCAGCGACTTGCGCGATCCGAGTAATCGAATCATTGAAGCCTGCGAGGAACTGCGTGAACGCCGCTGTGAGCGCCGCCTGAATCCCTCCGGCGAGAACCGCGACCTGATCCTGAAGTGACAGCAGACGCTCCTGTAGCGCGCCGAGAGCGCCTCGCAACCGATCGACGACCGCCGCCTGCTCACGGACGTTCGCCGCCGCGCGAGCGATCGCCGACTGGAACATCGCGTCGACGACCGCGAACTGTGCGCCGACCGCGCCTTGCGCCTCAGCGATGTCCGCGCCGAAGATGACCTCGCCAGCGATCGCCGCCGTCTCGACACCGATCCGACTGATCTCGTCGCGGAGCGAGAGGAACTCCTCGAACTCGGCGGTGCCGAGCGCGAGCAAGCGACGCGAGATCACGTTGCCGTTCGTCATCCCGGCGGCGACAACCTGCCCGATGACGTCGGTCGGGAAGCCACGGTCGCGGAGTTCGATCAGGTTGTTCCGGAACGTCCGCGCCTGCGCGAGAATGTTGCCGAGGTTCCCCAACACACCACCCGCACCAGCCGCACCAGCGACGGTCGGCGACATCATGTCGATGATGCGCTGACGGAACCCTGTCTGCTCCTGTTCGAGTCCGGCGAGTTCGCGCTGAAGGTTACGGTAGACGTCGATCTCGGTTTGGAGCACCTGCTCGAACGTGCCACCTCCCGCACCTTCGCCGTACAGGAACGCCGCGTACCGCTCGTTCTCACGGTTCAGGTCGGCCTGCGCTGACGCGAGATCGCTTGTCGCCGACGCGAGACGATCCTCGGCGCGAGCGATGTCCTCCTGCGTTGACGCGACCTGCGACTGAACAGCGGCGAGCGCGTCGAACTGTTCACCGATGACCGCGAGCGCCTGAAGGAACTCGGGTCCACCCGGCACGTTCAGTTCGTTCGCTTGCTCGACGAGTTCCATCGCGGCTTCGGCGATGTCCTCGAACCGGTCCTCGATCTGGTCGGCGGAAGCACCTAACAGGAACTCGAAGAAGTCCTCGTCGCCGAGAACCTTCCCCATGTCCTCGACACGCTCCATGAGACGCTCGATCTCGCGTTGGAGACGTTCTGCCTCGCGTGCCGCTTCTTTCTCGGCGCGTTCCAACTCGTCCATCGCGCTTGATGCCGGAGAGGTCTTGTCCGGCTTGGCTTCCTCGGGGTCGAGCGCACCGGTGAGCGCGGTGCGGAGCGCGAACAGCGGTTCCAACGCCCGCATGATGAACCGTCCGTCGCCTGCCGCCATGAGCGCCTTCTTCTGCGCCGCGATTAGGTCGTCGACGAACTTGATAACTTGCGCGGCTCCGGTAATGTCGAGACCGAGGTCGATGACGACCTGCGGGTCCAACTGGTCGAGGATGCCGAGTTGAGCGATCAGGTCACGGGTCTTGCGAGCGTCATACCCTGCCGCGTCCGCCGCGTCAACGAGATTCTGTGCGAGCGCAACCGTGTCATTGGCGACCGGGACGGCGTTGCCTCCGAGATCGCTAATCGCGAAGCCAGCGTTCTTCGCGGCCCGCTCCGCGTCAATGAGCGCGGGATAGACATACGCCTCCGCCGCATCTGCCAGTCCGAGGAGAGTTTCGGTCGCGGTAAGGTTCCCTTTACTGAACTCGCCCAACAACCGACTCGCAAGCGGTTCGAGCGCGGTATCCTTGAACTGCTCGAACGCCTCACCCGTTTCAATGAGCGCGAGATTCTGAGCCTCAATCTTTTCTCGTGAACTCTCAGTAGCGACTGCGACATCACGGATGCCGAGAATCAAACCCTTCAGGTCTTTCAGCGACAGTTCGCCTGCTTTGCCAGCGTCGAGAAGTTCCTGTGCGAGATTCGACGCACCAGTACCGGCATCGACGGTTCCCTGAAGCAGGTCGAAAAGGATGTTCTGCTTATCCTCCCATCCCTCTAGCCCACCAACGATCCCTCCGAGGCCAGTCTCACCCATGTCAGCGAGCGCGGCGGTGACATCATCAGTCTTGATTCCGAGAGCCTCGAACTCGTCGTACAGCCCGCGTGCGGCGAGTGTTCCGACGAGCAACGACTCGCCGAGGAACTGATCGACTTCGTCGACTGTCTCCTCGCTCGCCGCCGCCTTGACCGCACGCATCGCCTCAGCGACAGCCAATAGGCGTTCCTCGACTGTGTATGCCGGGTCCTCGGCTTTCCGGAACGCTTCGGTCATGGCATCGGTTCGTTCCTGCGCCTCACGAGTCTCACGCGCCATGTCCATGAAGCCCTTCATGGCAAGCGAGATCGCGCCTGTCAGCAACAGAATCCCCGGGTTCGCGGCCTTCAGCGCGAGAAGCGCCTTCGATACCATGCCGATACCGAGCGCGACGGGTCCGGCGATCGTGACGACACCGGCGAGTGCCTTGATCGTGTCTCGCGTAGATGCGTCAGCGCCAGCGAACGCTTCAGTCGCGGTACTTAGTGCGCTGGAGATGCTCGACAGAGCAGAGTTCACGGTCGGGAGCAGTTCTTGACCGAGCGTCAGGAGCAACTCCTTCATCTCGGCCATCGCCTGCTGGAACTGGAACGCGGTCGTCTGCGACACCGCCGCGAACGCTTCGTCGACCGCGCCAGTCGTGTCAGCCATGCTCGCGAAGATTTGCTCCGTTGTCGCGACGTTCGCGCCCATAAGGTCGAGGACACCGGACAGGGCGCGGATGTTGCCGAACACCGACGCCGCCGCCGCCTCGTTCCCGGCGAACTCCTCCGACAACGTCTTGAGTGTCGCGAGGAGACCTTCCTCGCGCATCTGTCGACGTAGCCCCTCCGACGAGAGACCCATCTCCGTCAGCGCTTCCTCCGCCTGCTTCGTCGGGCGGAGGAGCGACGCGAGGATGCCGCGAATCTGTGTCGCCGCTTCCGCCGCGTTCGTGCCGGTACGGGACAGGGCGGCGAACGCCGCACCGACCTCGTTGAAGTTGACGCCCATCGCCGAGGCGAGCGGCAGGACGCGACCCATTGACCCGGCGAGTTCGGTCGTCTCCAACTTGCCTTCACGGATCGTCGCCGTCATTACGTCGGTCGCCTGCGTCGCCGACAGGACGTCCGCGCCGTAAGCGTTCAGGGCTGACGTTGCGAGGTCGGCGATCGTGGCCGTGTCACCGAGACCGATCGCTGACGCCTTGAGTGACGCCGACAGAGTGTCGGTCGCGGTCGCGCCACGCAGACCCGCCGAGGTGATGTAGAACAGCGCGTCAGCCGCTTCGTTCGCCGACTTGCCGAACTGAGTCGCCATGCTCCGGACTGCGACCGACATCGAGTCGACCTCGTCCTTCGCTACACCGACGAGCGCGGTGATCTTCGTCATGGACGACTCGAAGTCGGCGGCAGTCTTGACCGCCGCCGCACCCAACCCGACCATCGGGAGGGTGACCTTCGTCGTTAGAGAACGACCAGTCTTGGTGGCCTTATCACCGAAGTTCTTGAGTGACTGTTCGGCCTTGCCGAGATCGGCACGGAGTTGGGACGAGTCACCAGAGAGGACCGCCTTGAGTCTCGCGACGATCGCTTCCGATGCCATACCTGTCTACCGTTTCCGTTTCGAGCGTTGCTCTGCTACCTGCCGACTGTGTTCACGTTCTGATGCCTCGATCTTGTAGAGCGCCATCCACTCCGCCATCTCCGCGCTCGACATCCGATCGGAGAGTTCACCGACTGTCATGCCGAGTTCGCGGGCGAGTTGGAAGTAGAAGCGACGCTCCGGGTGGGCTACTCCGTCTCGTCCGGGGTAGCCGAGGAGGACTTTCCCGCGACGTCCACCGAGTCCTTCAGCACCGACGACACCGTCAGGCACTTCGTGGTGAGCCGGTCGATGACAGCGAACGACTTGTCGGTGAACAGCCAGTCGAGGTCGTCGTCGTCGAACACCGGGTCACCGGTCTCAGGGTCGAACACGCACGCCGTCAACAGGAAGCCCCACAGAGCCTCCTGTCGATCCGAGTTCGACTGGTCGTCGAGGTCGGTGTAGTTCGCCATGAGCGCACGCTGACGCGCCGACATGGATCGAATCTCGACCGTGACGTCCCATTCGGGAATGTCGACGACCTCACGTTCGAGGTCGCCCGCCTGCTTGATCTTGTCTTTGATGGACACTTGGGTCACTCCTTAGGGTTGTGGGTTAGATCAGAAGGTAGTGCGGGTGACGTCACCGGTGACCTGAAAGTCAGCCGAGTAGGTGACGACGTCGCCGACCGGGTTCGAGATCGAGAACGACGTCAGGATCGCCTCGCCCGTGTACTTGACGTTGCCGCCGGTGTCACCGGCAGGGCCGTAGATGAAGGTGCGGCTCGCAGGCTCCGTGCCGATGAAGTAGCCGTCGACGGTCGCGTCCCAGATGCCGGACACCGACAGCGTCGCGTCGCGAAGGCCGACGATGTACGACTTCGACGTCGAACCGAAGGCAGTCGTCTCGGCGGTGTCAATGGTCTCCGGGAAGTCGACGCTGGTGAGCGTGTCGCTGATGTCGCGGGAAGTACCGCCGGTGTCGTCGATCTCGAAGTGGGTCGACTTGCCGTGAACGAAGGTGGGCATTTCTATTCTCCTGTGGGATCAGTAGCGGGCGAACGCTACATGGAACGTGATGGCACCGCTGGTCGCGGCTGTGGACGCGGTTGCCCGCAAGTAACGGTCGACCGTGCCGGTGACCGCCTTCTGCTCGACCGTCTTGGTGGCGGACGAGACGGAGGTGAATGAGGTCAGGTCGGCGAACGTAGCATCGTCCGCTGAGTCCTGAACCTTGATCGTGACTGCCGCGTCGAGGGTGTTCGCGACGACATGGAGGTTCGCCATGCCGCCGTTCGCGGTCGACGCCGTGTTGTCGGTCGAGGCGAGGTCGCCGAGCGAGCCGAAAGCGATGGACGCTCCGGTCGTCAACTGGACGCCTGACTGGATCGAGTAGGTGAGGTTCGCGGTGGCGTCGGTGGAGGCGTTGAAGTCGGCGGTCACGGTCACGATGTCCGCTACCGGCGACGAGATCGCATACGACGTCTGATGGGCCTTCGCGAGGACGGAGCGGTTGCCGATCGTCCCGGCCTGAAGGTTCACGGTGATGATCGGGGTCGTGGTCGCACCGAGGATCGCGGAGAGTTCCTCGTCGGAGCCGTCGGTGTCCTGCGCGAACATGCCGGACAGCGACAGCGTGCCGTCGGTCAGTCCGACGATGTACGACTTCGAGGTGGAGCCGAACGAGGTGGTCTCAGCGGTGTCAGTCGAACGGGAGGTGTCGACCGAGTTGAAGTAGGAGGACAGGTCGAACTCGTCGAGCAGGACTTCGGTCCCCTTACCGTGGACGAACGTGGGCATCAGTCGATCTCCTCATCGAGGTCGTCGAGGTCGTCGTCGTCGAGGTCATCGAGGATGTCGTCGTCGACGGTCGGCTCGGGTTCGGGTTCCGGCTCCGGTTCGGGTGCCGGGGTGGACTTCGCGGTCTTGCCGCCGTCGGCTTCGAGCAGTCCCTTATCGATGAGCCATTGGGCCTTCGCCTGAGTCATCTCGATGATGTCGCCCGGTTCGTAACGGCGACCGCCTGCGTCGATTCCTCGATCGCCTTCGGGTCCGCCTGTCACTCTGAACTTCATCCGGTCCTGTCTCCTCGATGGGTAGGCGCAGGAGTCGTGAGCGACTGACGGTCACGGCGGACACCTGCGGCGACGAGCGCACTACTGATCGCTGATGGTACGCCTGCGGGCCGTTGCGCCGTTGTAGCGCCCGCCCGCGCAGGCCGCTAACGGCACTCGTTGAGATTAGTGGTTGCTTTCCGTGGACGGGCGCGCTAACCTGACTCTCGTGGGATACAGCGACAACCAGAAGGAGAACACCGTGACCACGAACACGAACAGCAGGTACTACGTCGAGAAGTGCGAGACCAGCCCGCCTTGCGAGCATCCCCTCTGCCACCGCCTCCATCGGCGGTTCGGCTACCGCGTCGAGCGGCATTGGGACCCGGTACAGGAGGCCTACATGGACTTCGCGCATTACATCACGCGCTACTTCTGGGTCATCATGGACCGCGAGACCGGCGACCGCGCGTTCTACGGCGAGCAGTTCGACACGAAGCGCGACGCGCTCCGGTACTTGGAGGCGCGGTCGTGAGCGGCGAGGCGATGGTGCGGCGGCGGGGGAGCACTTCCCCGCTCGCCGACCGCGACACCGCGACCACCCTCCCCGACGGGCGGCACCTCGAACTCGGCGACGAGTTCACGGTCGCCGGATGCGGCAGGTTCCGCCTCCGCTCCATCCGCCCCAACGGGGAACTCAACGGCTGGGGACCGATCACCTCGAACGGCACCATCCCCCACGGCGGGATGCGGACCTTCCGCCCAGATGACGTCCGCACCGTCCACGACAAGAAGCGAGCGCAGGACGCGCTCCGAGAGGAGGAAAACTGATGAAGGACAT